GGCGGTGACGCTGAACCGAAGCTCACGAGGGATTGTTAGTTGGGTGTCCTAAAAATCAATCTCGAGGGCCGCAAAAAGCGGAGTCTCGATGACTGTGTATGCCGTGCCGAGTATGACCTGTTTGCACAAATCGAGAATGTCATCCCATCCTTCGAGATAAGTGTCAGCGATCCAGTCACACCAGTCATCATCGCTCACGCGGACTGGGCAACAAAGTACCGCCTTCTTTATCTGTTCAGGAGTTGTCATTCCACTGATTTTCAAAAACCATGAATCGTGTTCAATGTCATCATGGTCATCCATCTCCGCCAAGAGCCTGTGATGCTCGAAGCGTTTCAGGAACAGGTGGGCCATTTGTGGGGCATGTCGGTATTCGAAGGCGTGAGCCAAAGCTTTGCCGGCCATGAATACGTCATCTGAAACCGCAGGGTTCTTGCACGCGCGAACGTTGAACCTGGCGAGTGCCTTGCCAATTTTAGGGACAAGGCATGGGGTTGGAGTATTATGGACAAGCCTTCTTGAGAGGAAAGTAGCGGCGCCGTTGAGCGCCGGATGTTCAACTGCTTCGAGAACCATTTGGAACCTGGCCACGCAATTCACCCACTCAGCCAATTTGATCAGCTGCTGGAGAACCGCAAGGATGTCGTCACCCAGGATAACGGCACGTCCGTTGGTCACTTTCTGCTGGAGCATAGCGACTGCGAACATGATGGCGTTGAATGCCGAATTCCTGAAGGTGGTGGCCGTGGTGCCAGTGGGCAGTTGGTACTTCAAAGTGGCCTTGAGACCAGCAGCGAAGCCGTACACGTTGTACTCCTCATTCGAGTCCAACATCCACTGGCAGGTATAATCATCAAAGTTAAGTTTCCGGAGCCAGGTGTTGATGATCTGGTCCCCTACTTCCCGTACCTGCTCCCTGTCATTAGCCGAAAAGTCACCTTCGATCGTCACACCGCATTTTGCGTCGGCGTGGAGATGTTCACAAAGGTAGACGTCATCCTTCTTGTACGCGAAACGAACATGTATGGGGCCGAGTTTGGAGCCACCATTGTCCGTGTCGAGCAATTCCACCAAGCGCTCCATAGCCACCATCATCGCCGGTCCCGTCAACGCATTGTGCGCGTCGGAGCCGATGTAAATGGCGCGTGGAGCCCACTTGGGATCGTCGCGTTTGAGAAGTGTTTCGATTTTGACCATGAGAGTCTTGTTGCGGATATCGCGCTTGTCAGCGTCCGATATCGAGGCCCACGCATCCTCCATCCGCTTCCTTTTGCCTGCATCGAACTTATTCAACCATCTCTCACGATCCTCATCATTTTCAATCCAAGGTTCGAATAGGTTGGGGAGTCCGTTGATAAGTTGCAAGGCCGTTTTCAATTCTTGCGTGCCCATTTTAAACTCCTTCGGATCCTTGTAAGTGTTGCAACGCTTGTTGAAAGCTGCCAGCAACGACATGGGATCCTGGGAGGTGACGACCGGTATCATGTCCTCAATCACGGGACCGAGGATGTTGACGGGGTCGTCGTGGTGATCAGGTTCATAGTCCTGCTCATCAATACGGTGGGGCACCTTCATTTCAAAGGGGCGGTTTGGGATTACTGTGGCTCGAGTTCCGATGTCCAGGGATGTGTACTCTGCGCCCTCCTCACTCACGTTCACGCGGTGGTCACCGCCAGCTCGCTTCCTGGCCTGTCGATTGGCATTCTCGACAGAATGGAGCTGGCGGTGGGTTGGCATCGAAATAGACACAGTAAGACTTGTTGTTTGTTAGTTAGTTGGTTGTTGGTTGTTAG